TATCAGCTGGCCATGCAAATTAAAAATGAGTGTTGGGAGTTGATAGGAATGTCCAAACAAAGAATGGGGAATGTTACAGCCTCAGAAAGTGCAACAGGAACCAACACAGCAGTACAACAATCTTATACACAAACAGAACCTTTATTCGTAGCACATGAATACACGCTTGGACAATTGTACCAGGCCATCATAGATGCTTCACAATATATAGAGAGTTCTAAACCAATGTCTACTCTTTCCTATATTACAGGAGAAGGAGAAGCAGCTTTCATCCAGGTTAATGGAAATGATTTGAAATTCAGAGACCTTAAATGTTTTGCTACCAATAGACCTGAGGATACCACAATGTTTAATGAAGTACGTCAATTAAGCCAGGCTATTATACAGAATGGTGGAAGTGTGTACGACATTATTGAGCTTTACAGCACTAAGTCAATGAGAGCCATGAAGAAAACCTTCAAGGATTTGCGTGACAAACAAGAAGCTATGATGCAACAACAACAAGCTACTGAGCAACAAAAAGTTGAACAACAAGGTCAAATTGCCCAAGCTCAAATGGCAGAAGCTAAACAGCAAAAAGCTATTGAGATGGAAAATCAAAATCATGAAAATGAACTTGATCGTATCAACAAAAAAGAAATTGCCTTGCTTAATGCTCTTGGTAGAAACCCAGAAGCCACTGCAGATACAGATGAATCTGGAGTTGCTGATGCATTAGAAATGACTAATATGGCTTCTGAAGAACAGAGAGCTAACAAAGAGTATGATATTAAGATGAGTGAGATCCAATCTAAAAATAATCTTGGTATGAAGAAACTGGATGTTGAGAAAGAAAAACTCAAAATAGCTAGAGAAAAACAGAAAAATTACTTGAATAAAACCAAGGAAAACTCTAAAAATAGAGGTGGAGGAAAGACCCCACCCAAAAAATAAACCAAATTAGTTAGAGAAAAAAATATTAATGCTATATTATCGAAAATATTACACTAATTAGATCGATTATGCTTTGATTATAACAAACCTCTTACTAATTTTACAAGTGAAACCAATAATAATAACTACATATGGCAACTGAAGAAAACAACAACCAGGCATTTGGTGACTTTGGTATCAAAGACACGATGGAAATGGGACTAGGTAGTGCTGAACTCTTAAGAGATTTAATGGCACCAGAAACTGCATCAAGCAATCCAGAAGACTTAACTCCTATAGTTAAGAACACTGAAGATCCAGCTCCTGCAGATCCACCAAAACCAAAAGGTAAAGAGGTAGAGGCTCCCAAAGATGGAGAAGCACCTGAAGTAAAGAATACAATCTCTGATTTCCTGGGCAACCATGAAGAAGAGGAGGATGAGGATGATGATAGTGATGAACCAAAGACTAAGGTTGAAAAGAAAAAGCCAGCTGAGTCAGATGAAGAAGAGGATGAAGATAATCCTGCACCTTCTAATCAGTTCACAGCATTATCAAATGACTTGTTCAGATTAGGTGTCTTCAATAAAGATGAAGACGAAGAAGATGTTGTTATTAGCACTCCAGAAGATTTCTTGGACAGGTTTAATACTGAGAAGAGAAAAGGAGCTATTGACATGGTGAACCAATTCATTGGACAGTTTGGTGAAGATTATCAAAACGCTTTTGATGCCATATATGTAAAAGGGGTAGATCCTAAAGCATACTGGTCAGCTTATAATGAAGCTGTAAATTATGCTGAGATGGATCTAACCATTGAAAGTAATCAAGAAGCAGTGATGCGCAGATCACTTTCAGACCAAGGTTTTGAGCAAGATGATATAGATACAGAGATTGAAAGATTAAAAAATTATGGTGATTTAGAGACAGTAGCGACTAGAAACCATAAAGTATTAGTGAAGAAAGAAGCTGTTAAGATGCAAGAGTTGGAACAAAAATCCCAACATGAGCTTGCACAAAGAGCACAAGTCAGAAACGTATACATTAAAAATGTTCAATCTACTATACAGGAGAAACTAAAAGCAAGGGATTTTGATGGTATCCCAATCAACCAAAAGTTGGCTGGAGAATTACAAGATTTCTTATTAGTTGAGAAGTATAAGACTGCAACAGGAGAAACGCTTACAGATTTTGACAAAATGATTTTAGATTTGAAAAAACCAGAAAATCATGCAACCAAAGTTAAAATAGGTTTACTCTTGAAAGTATTAGAGAAAGATCCAACTCTTTCTACAATACAGAAGTCAGGTGTAACTAAGAAAACTGATGCTCTGTTTACAGAGGTTGCCAGACAAGTAACAAAAGATAAAACTTCTGATGTTCAAAAAGCAGCCAACAATGTGAACAAAGGAAGATGGTTCATATAACTTAGTAATAACAATAAAAGACAAATAAAATGAGTATTCAAACAATCCCAGGATTAGTTGGGTTTACCTACGCCAGGGTGGCGTCAATGGACAAGCGTGCTGTAGGTAAGTTAACAGACTCCAATCACTTGGAATCCTTCCACTCCACAGAGCCAGCAGACTATGACAAGAAAATCATTAGTCTCTACACCCAGAGTTCATTGTATAGCAATGATTTTCTGGACATGATTAACAAAAGTACTCCTTTCTACATCGACAACAACAGCGATGCTTGGAAATGGGATATTGCTGTTCCTTACAAATTCCCTAAAATTATTGACCTCCCAGCTTCTCTGGTTGCCATCTTAACAACTGGTACAGGTAAAGCAGGTATTGATGGACAAGAGTTCCAATTAGTGTTAGACACTAACGAGTTCTCTAAAAATGCCATCGTATCAGTGGGTACTCGTCAATATGGGCCACGCCTTTATGTAATCAAAGATCCACTACCTTGGAACAATGGTTACTTGTATTCCTTCACTCTTGTTTCTCCAAACCCTAAAGTTGATTTTATCAATCCAACTTTCTTGAAAATTGGTGTTGAACTTGAATTGATTGACGCAGCTATTGGAGAGTTTGATCAAGACTTGTTAGGTCTTCCAAGATTGGGTGAGAAAATCACCATGTTTGAATCTCTTAGCTCAGGCTATGGATATGAGCACAAAATCACAGAATGGGCTGACGACAGAATGATGAAAGATGCTGATGGTAAATCATTAGATATCTTGGTGTACGCTCCTCAAAGACGTAACCAATTGCCTTTAACTCGTAACGATGTTAAATGGGAACCTTTCATCGAGTTCATGATGAGAAAATCCATGTTGGAAATGAAGGTTAAACGTATGATCTGGTCTCAACCAGGTACTGTGAAAACCAATGGTTCCAGACAGGAAGTTAAACGTACTTCTGCAGGTGTGTACTACAGAATGCGTAACAATGGTAACTTAGTACAGTATAACAGAGGTGAGTTCAATGCTAACCTTTTAAGATCTGTATTTGGAGACTTATTCTACAGACGTGTGGACGTAAAAGACAGACGTGTAAAAATGTACACCAATGAAGCTGGATTCGATGTGTTCCAGCAAGCATTAAAAACAGATGCCCTTAATTCTGGTCTTACATTCGTTGCAGATTCTGGAAACAGATATCTACAAGGTGAAGGACAACATATCACTTACAACTTCGCTTTTGACTCAATGGTTACCAGAGAAACTGGTAAAATTGAATTGATCCACTTGAAAGAGTTGGATCTACCTCAAACCAACTTAGAGTTTGGACAAAACAAAAAATCAACACCAGTTTTCTTCGTGTTCGACGTTTCTCCAATGTCTGATGGTTCAATGGTGAACAATATTCGTGAGGTGAGAATGAAAGGTGCACCTTCTATGACATGGGGTTATATCGATGGTACTCGTCACCACTTAGGCTTTGCGAAGTCTCAAGGTATGAGTTCAGCAAATAAATTCCCAGGTTATGAGTTATGGATGAAAGATAGATGTGATGTATTCATTGAGGACTTGTCAAGAACAGTTCTTATCGAAGAAATCCCACAATTCTAAGATAACTGAAATCGAGACTGATTCCCCTGCGCACCACTCTCCCACCAGCAGGGGTTTCTTTCTCACTTATAGCGCAAGATGGAGCAGCAGGCTAGCTCGCCAGGTTCATACCCTGGAGGTCGTGGGTTCGAGTCCCTCTCTTGCAACCAAACCAATTAAAAACAACTAAATATGGGAAGTAGAGTAGGCAAAATTGCTGTTATTCAAAAAGAATACAGCAATGCAGATATGCAGACAATGCATGGTAGCTTAGCTGCCAAAGGTATGACGAGAATTCCAGGTACTGGAGTGTTTAAGTTTCCTTACAAAGAGATTGATGGAAAGTACAGAACAGGATTAGATCCAACTGCATCATACATCAAGCGAATCCAAGATCCTCTGGAAAGAGAGATGGAGGTTGAAAGAGTAACTAAGCTTAGAGATTCGTTACAGAATGCACTGGGTGATATTGACTTAGGTCCACGAGCTCCTTTTTGGAACTATGGACTTGCACAAAGCGCAGATGATACAAGCCACGTTCAGCCAGTTAAGCTGATTGATGGTGATAATTATTTTGATTTGTCTATCCCCTTTCAGGAAATCGCTTTTGCTTGGTTAAGAGTGCACCCTACCATAGCGTCCAGCCATCAAGCTTGGGAGCGTGGAGAATATCCTGCAGATACACAGTATTATGTGTGTGATGAGGAAATTGAAAGTGCAGTGTTATACAAGAAAAAACAGCTTATCAATACAGCTATTGTGAAGTTCCAATCTATGACAATAGAGAAAAAACGCAAAGTAGCTAGACTTTTAGGTCTTCCAGTTACTGAAGACACAAAAGAAGAAATGGTGTATAACCAGATTGATAACCTGTTAAAGAAAACAGAGTTTGACAAAGGCAAGTATGCTGGATTGAATCCAGTAGAGGTCTTTAACAGATTCGCTGATATGGGTGAAAACTTACTTCACATAAAAGATTTGGTTAAACAAGCAATTGCTCACAGCATATATAGAGTAAAACCTTCTGGGAAGGTATACGAAGGAGAGTTTGAGATAGCCAATGATGAAGATGAGTTAGTAAAATACCTCGTTGACGATGACCATCAAGATGATTTGCTTGTACTAGAAGGAAAATTAAAAACTAAAAAGCTAGCCTCTGTTTAAGAGGTTAGCTTAAAAGATAAAAGATATGATACCAGTAGATAGTTTATTGTACAAAATTGACCAAAAACTGAATAAATTATCCACTAATTCTCATCAACAGATCCCTTTAGAGGACAAGATTCTTGCTCTCAATGAGGCTCAGATTAAGTTGATAAAGCAAAAAGTGGATGGCTTTAGTACACCTGCTGGTATGGGTCAGGATTCTTTTAAGAAAAGATATGAGGATTTACAGAGATTATCTGTAACCTATGATCAAGGTAAGTTGCCACTTGTATTAGCAGATAAAACTATAAATAGATGGTCAGCAAACCTAAATGCTTTGAAGCCTGAGTATATGATGTATGAGGATTCATATGTCATTGCTGAAAGAGGTCCTTGTAAAGACAGAAAAATTTGGATTAACAAAGACTTGGCAAGACATGGTGATTTACAGTATCTTCTTAACAATGAGCATTATAGACCTTCATTTGAATATCAAGAGACCTTTAATTGGATTTCTTCAGATGAAATTAGTATCTTTACAGATGGAACGTTCATACCACTGGCTATCTACATAATGTACTTGAGATATCCAGATTATATAGACCATGTGGGTTATATAAAATTTGATGGTACAGAGTCTAAAAATGTAGATTGTGAATTGGAAATGTATTTGGAAGATGAGTTATTGGACTTAACAGTACAGACTCTAGCAACATATATAGAAAATCAATCAGCAATCCAGAGTTCTCAAATGAGAATTCAAACTAACGAGTAATTAACAATTTAAATTAATATAAAATGGATTTTTCTTTAACCACGCTCTTTGTAGTCCCTTCTACCCAGGCTGCATTACCTACTACAGGTACAGCTACCCAGGATTTAGGTGCAGGAATTGTTGGATTCTTCAAAAATGACTACACAGCGGATGCTGGTGCTGGTATAGCAGCAGCTCCCTATTTTTACGTTGCACAAGGTAGACAAAATACCTACTTGCAAGGTAGTAAACGTTCAGACAAAATTAAAGGTTGTGCAACAGCAACCTGTAATACCAACGTGACTGAATTTTACAAAGTTCTTGGATGTGCTAACGCAACAACTCAGATCACTGATATTTCAGGTTGGAATATTCAGTGTGGTGATGTAGTTACATTGACCATTCGTGCTCACTCAAGTTACATTGATACATTGTATTTCAATGGCTTAACAAGATCAGTTACTATACAAGCACCATGTTGTACTTGTATCTCTGATCCTTGTGCTCCTTTGGCAGACATCAATTCATTGATTAACCAGTTCATCAAAAAGTTACAAGAGCAAGCTCCTGGTAACAACCCAGACAACATCTCTTTGAACAACTTCTTTACATTTGAAAATGTAGGAGGAACAATTCTTCGTATCACTGGAAAACCTTTAACAAAATATGGCGTGCCATGTGATGTTGCTGCGTTCCCTCACGAATATGACAGAATGTGGTTTAGAACTTTCATTTATGAAGGTCCAGCTACCACAGCTGACTTCCTCGTGGCAGACAATTGTAACATTGTTGCAAATGCTGTGATCACACAAAGATCTTCTTATCCAACTGGTACATCTGAAGAGATTAAACAGTTAGAGAAAAACTACTACAGCTATCAAGCTGGTTACCTTAAACATTTATACAGAATGGCAGGGTATAACCAAAACTTTGAAGGCTATGTGGTAGATGGTTTGGTTTATGACACTTACTACATTAAGTTCAATGAGTATGATAGAGCAGCTTATCAATGGGGTGATTACATTCCAACAGATAGCATGGTTATCATCGCAACCCCTGCAGCCATAACTATTCCAGCTGTTCCAGCTAATGCTATGGGAGCAGCAATTGATGGAGTATTGCAAGCTGCACTTAATGGAGGTGTAGCTATCGTGCCAATCAATGGTCCTTGTCCTACTACCACAACTACAACTACAGCTGCTGGTACTACAACAACAACCACTTCACTTACTACAAATATTCCTTAATAAGAGTAGTAATGTTTAACCCAATGTCAGAGGTATGAGAGGATTTCTCTGTCCTCTGACATTTTTATTTAAATCAATATGGCAGCGCTAAAGTTAAAAATAGTAGTTGTTCCTACATATGATGTAGAGTCAATAAATGTTGTGGATGCTTCTACGTATCCTGACGAACCTCCTGTAGTGGTCAATCCTATTTTATTAGCCACTCCACCAGGGTTTCCAGCTATATCAATACCTTTCAAGTATAATAGCTACAACATACTCACCTCTGATTTATTAGGGATAACAGAAGCAGGTTTGGTTAATCCCTTACCTGATGGAATATATCAATTTCAATACTCTATAGATCCTTCAGATGTAAACTTTACCAATATCTCTATAATGAGAGTTGATAAGTTACAGCTAAAGTTCGATAGAGTGTTTATGCAACTGGATATGATGGAGTGTGATGAAGCCATCAAAACCCAGGCAAAAGTACAACTCAATACAATATATCTACTAATACAGGGAAGCATAGCAGCAGCAAATGAGTGTGCTATCATAGAGTCCAATAAGCTTTATGATAAAGCATCTCAGATGCTGGACACTATGCTAAGAAGAAATTGTGGATGTACAGGTAATAATTTTTTAATTAATTTTCCATAATATGGCAACATGTGTAGGGTGTGGAGCCCAAGTAGGATGTGGGTGTGGACTAGTTGGGGGATTATGCGCAGCTTGTCTTGCTAAACAACAAACAAAATTATGTTATATCCTAAAGTATCAAACTGCAAAGAATGTGCAGATATCTTACCTTTGATTGATGAAATCAATTGTAAACTGTTTCAGTTAAGTCTTCGTTCATACAATAACATTGTATACATGCTAGGCTTAATGATGAATCATACAGCAACTTTAGATCTCTTGAACTACAAGAGAATCCTAATGTATAAACTTATAAATCCTGACTACGCTGGTGAGTTCAGTGTAAATATGATAGCCAGCAAAGTTAAACTTTTAAAATATAAATAAGATGGCTTGCTCAAATTGCTTTAATGGCTGTGCAGATATAATCTCTGACCAGTGTGTGAAATATACAGGAGTACCAGTTCCTGGTCTTGGTATTGAAACAGGGGATCCTCTATTGGTTGTAGAGAACAAAATCACTGATAAGATATTAGAATTAATGGATGCCTCAGGTATCTATCCTACTATTGATGCTGCTGATGTTTGTGCTTTAGTACAGGGTTATTTACCCTGTTGTCCACCACTTGATTTAAATCAGGTACTTACTGC